GGGCGCGAACGGGTTTGCGAAGAAACGCGCGAGGTTTGCGAAGGATCACGCCCGTCGCGGCTCGAATTGGCCGCGATTTGAGCGACTTCTAGGCGACCGTGCAAGCCGAATTCGCGGACGCTGCAGCTGCCGTGCACAACTGCTGCAGGCGGCTCACCACGTATAGACGGTGATCCAGGTGTCGCCCTGTTTAATTACGACCGGCTGAACCCGGCTCCGCAGGACCGTGCTCCTGGGGCTTTCGCCGGGCTTCTCAGCTCCACTCGTGGTCTCAGGTATCAACCATGGCGGCATGGCCGGCGCTTGCGCCGCCTGAGCGGCCGGGGTTGCGCTGGGGGTCGGTGATGGCAACGGGGTAGCCGACGGCGATGCCGTGGGCGTCGGGGTTGTTGTCGGGCTGGGATCTTGCGCGGGCAACGAGGCAACGCCAAGGAACGCGATCGCGGTGATGATGAGGATTGTTTGTTTCATGATTTTAGAGGCCGTCTGGTGTGGGTGATGGTTGCGGGGTGGGAGTGGGCAGAATGGGCTGGGCGGCATTCACCGCGTCCTGGACCGATTGCTTGATGGGCACGCCCATTGCGATCAGCTCGGTCATCTTCTGCTTCGCTCGCCGCGGATCGTAGTCCTTCACCTTCATTAGAGCTGTCTCCTTCTGCTTCGGATTGATCGAAGCAGCGTTTGGGGTGGGCGACTGTGCGAGCAATGAAGCCGCGAGGGCGATGATGATAAGCAGAGTTGATGTCGTTTTCATGGGATTGGGTCTGATGGGGTTTTAGTTTCTCAGGGTGCGTCGAGGAGAATCTTATACGTCGCGCCGTTGATGCGGACGCTCAGGGTGCGATCGCTCGTCACTGCTTCGGTGGCCACGGCCGTTTCGGTGCGAATTCCGAGGGTGGCATTGCCGGCACTCAGATCCACGCTGTAGAGCTGCACCATGTCGGCGGGCGAAGTGGACGGCTCCGTCCCGTTGGCGATGCCGAGAACGTTGACGGCTGACGTGCCGAAGGTTGTCGTCCCTATTCCGAGCTTGAATTGCGTATAGGTGTAGAGGTCGGTTGTTCGGAACACATCGGCCCCTGCGGTGTTTTTGACCGCGAAGCCGCGATTGCCGTCACCAGCGCCCGCGAAGTTGGCGATAACGTGATAGTCCGAGCCGGTGTTGCGCACCCCGAATCCCCAATTCGCGTCGCCTCCGACGAACTGAAAGAATTGCTGCTGATCGTAGGTCACTCCCGTGCTGACCAGCGCCGGGGCGCTGATCGCGTGCGAGAACACGAATCTCTCGCTCGAATTAACCGTCATCGTTACGTCAGTGCCAGCCGGTGACGCTTCCCATCCGATTACGGCCGCATTTTCCAATCGCACCACTCCTGCGTCAGCTGGGTCGCTTCCGAAGGCAATGCTTGTCCCTGTCGCCGCTCCAAGGTTGGGCGTGGTGAATGAAGGGGATACGAGTTTCGCGTAACCTTGCCCAATCACAAAGGCCGTGGTGGCGATCTGAGTGGTGTTTGTGTCGACGGCGGCCGTTGTTGAAAGCGGCGTGCCCGTGAAAGTGGGGGAAGCCAAATTTGCTTTCAGCGCAAGATCGGTGTCATCCACCAGAATCCCATCCCGATCCCGGAACGTGTAAAAACGTGTGGAGGTGAGACCGATGAGGCGCAACGCTGCGCCGGCGCTAAGATCGTGTTTGAGGATCGTGACATCGTCCGCTTTCGTTACGCGAATAAAACCGCCGCCGTCGCCGGTGTCTCGACTTCTTCCTACGTCGAAAAAGGGACCGCCTTCATCAGCGAACCCGATGTTTGCTCCAGGGTTCATGTAGATGTCATCGAAGATCTTCTTCGAGAACCCGTCTGAGTATTTGAAGTCCGTGACAGTCACGACCCCAGAGCCCTCCCCGATAATGAACGCAACCGAGCCAGCATCAACGGGGATATCCTCCCCACCTGGCGTTTTCAGATTCGAGCTCGATACGAGAGTCGTAGCCCCGGTGAACCGCAAGATCCGCTCCTCGCCCAAACCAATCCCTGTGATGAGCGTGATCGGCGTTGTGCCGGTGATGTCGTATTGAATTCCCGTGGCCGCACCCAAGGCCAACGTGCTCGCCGAAGCGACGGTGGAATCGGAGGTGGTCTTAACTCCGCCGCTGACGGTGGGTATGATCCCACTGGTGGACATGAAGGTGAACCGCGAAGGACCATGGGTGCGGAACTCGAGTCCGCCAGTCGTAGCGCCCCAGCCAACCTTCGTGTGCATCATGAAGTTCACGGCCGCGGGAGCCTCGGTTTCGGTTGGTGAATCGGTGGTGCCGGCCGCAGTGCCAACCTTGAGGGTCATGCCGTTGTAGGTTTTGCCGCCGGTGAAGGCTTCGGTGCCGGCCAGAGTGGCGAACGTGCCGTTGTAGTTCGGCACCGTGTAAACGCGCGTCGTTGCGGTCGTGTTGCCGTCGACTTCAAAGCGAATCAGCTTGGTGGCGTCGCTCGAGCCTTTCATGAAGGTGGTGGCATCGCTGACGGGCAGGCCAGCCGCGACGATTGTGGCGGCGGTGTTGTAGCTGGAAGTGCCGTCCGTGGCGACCAGGATGTAGCTGGCGGGAGAAGGAAGACCGAGCGTCAAGAGGTTTAAGGCGGTGATGGTGGGTTCGGGGATGTTCGACCAATCGACCAGGTGGTCGCCGACTGTGACACCGTCGATTTTGAAATGTTTACCTGGGCCGAAGTTCGGGACGTTAATGACGTCTCCGGAGGGCTTGAGCATCAGGGGAACGTTGGTGGCGGGGGCCGCCTGCAAGGAAGAATGCAGAAGGAAGAATGCAGAGAGCGCCAGGGCGCCAATGAATCGGGAGTTGGGTCTCATATATATAGGGATGGTTTTCATGGAGTGGTGCGGGCGACGGCTACGGTGATCGTGACGTCGTCGAAGAAGGCCTGGGAGTTGTGGTCGCTGGGACTGAAGACGTCGTAGATGGCAAAGCGGTAATACCAGGTGCTGGCCGGAGGTTGGGGAACGCTGAACGAAGTCTCGGAGCCGTCGTGGATGAGCTCGACGCCGGGAGGGAGATTGCCGTCGATTATCTCTACTTCGAAATCGGGATCGAGTGAGCGCCACATGGCGATGCCGGCATAATCGAGATCGCCCACGGCGGGCTCGATGAAGCGGTAGTCGATCCGGTCGGCGCCAACCTGAGCGGTGCCCCCCAGGGAATGGCTCTGCGGGTTGCTCACCAGTATTTCGAGCCAATCGGTGTAGCCGAGCGCGCCATCGTGCTTGCGGTAAACGGCGCGAACACCCCAATGAAATTCTCGGCGCCGGCCGTCGGTGGAGTTGACGTTCTCTTCGTAGGAAAAGATGTACTCGGGCACGGCGCTATTAGCGGTCCAGACGCTGTCGCCGGAAACGGGATCGCGGGCGCGGAGTTCGAACCGGACAAACTGATCGGCAAACGGGCTCCCGCCGCCAACAGAGAGTCCGCCGGTATCGAGGGTGAGAAGGATGTTCTCGCCGGTGCCGCTGGCCGCGATGCGGTAGTAGAGCTCGTTATCCGGATTGAAAAGAATGGGAACGCCACCCGTGGGCGGAGTGGCGGATCCGGCCTGCACCACGCCGACGAGGATGTTCTCGCCGGTGCCGGAAGCTAGGACGGTGTGCCAGAGCGCGGTGTCGGGATTCCAGACGGCCGGCGCGCCAGTGACCGGCGCAGTGAGCGATCCGGCAGCGCGAACGGCCGGCCCGATGATGTTTTCGCCGGTGCCGGTGGCAATGAGATCGTGCCAGAGGCCGGTGTCCTCGTTGAACGCGGCGGGCGGAACGCCAGGCACGCCGATGATGCCGAGGCCGGAGATGTCGTAGAGGCTCCAGCGGAAGCGCGGGTTGCGTCCCTCGAAAGTGTAATCCTCGCCCTGACCCCAGATCTCGAGGTTGTTCAGAAGGAACGGGCCATCGCCAAAGGTGTGGGCGATGGAGTCGGCCTCGGCCAGGTCGATATTCTGGGTTGCGGTGTAGGACTGGAGCTTGAAGTAAACGGTGGCGCCGGGATCGAAGATGGCGTGGCCGATCGCGTTGACTTGCGATCGGAAGACGAACCAAACTTCGTCATCGATCGAGTGAGCGGCCTGCACGCTGCCGTAGCAGCCGCGGCGGAGGTAGACGCGGAAGCGGCCGTCGCCGAGCGCTTCAATCTCGCCCACGGACATGATCTCGTTCCCAGCCCAGACGAGGAGGGTCATGTCATCGCGCTGCTGATCGCTTTGGGAAACGATGGTGGCGAGGTCGCGCCCGTAGAGATCGACTACCATTCCGACCGTGGTATCGACGACGTCGGTGTCCTCGGGGTAATCTTCCGCTTTAATCTTGGCGCGGACGGCGAAATAGCTTTGCTGCTCCACCTGGTCGTAGGTTTCGTCGTCGGTGGAAACGTAGGTGCGGAACCCGATGACATGCGAACTGGGGCGCTCCGCCAGGATGGCGACCTGGATGCCGGCGGCGTCCTTGAGCGGACTAGGGAGTTCGACGATGCGGGCGTGGGCGATCGCGAACGCTTCGATGTTGAAGTCTTCGTCCTTGGGCGCGGGCGGCTGAATGTAGATGTGATCCCAATCGGCCAGCTCGACGATGTAATTGAGCTTGGCCAATCCCTCGCCGGCCGCCGGACCCTTCTTGTTCGTGCAACGCATGAGCATCGTTAGGCCAAAGCTGGTGGAGAGAAGTTTGAATCGCTCGCCGGGGAGGAGGTCGCGGACGCTTTCCCAGAGGAAGCCATTGGAGCCGGACCCGCCGCCGACCGAGCCGAGCATCATCCCGCGCTCGGTGACGAAACGCTGGGCGAGTTGCGGATCGATGATATCATCACGCCGCTGGCGGTCTGGCCGAATCTCGCCCTCCTCGTCGTCACCCACTTTCAACATTTCGATGGCAGCCAAGTGGCGGTAGCTCTCAGTGTCATCGGTGAACCATTTTAGACGATTGGGGAAGACGACATCGAAGTGGGTTTTGATGTCCTCGTCGGTGCCAGGTGTGATGTTCGGTTCGCCGCCAGCGATGTCGTTGCTGTCGAGCTCCAGGAGACCTTCCTGATCGATGTCGCCGTGGTCGAAGTAGCCGGCCTTAAGGACCGAACCGTCGCGGCAGAAAAAGCCGTCGTAATTCTCCAGGAAACCGGCAGCCCAGGCACGGACTGGCTTGGCTTCGCGCAAGACCGGGGCGACGTAGATGCCGGAAGTGTTCAGGCTGTTCTTGGTGGCGATGAAGCTGGCGCTATCGAGCGCGCTTTCGGGCATACCGGCGCCAATTAACTTGTCAGTGAGAAGCTCGTACGCAGGGCCCATCGGGTTGACGCCGGCGACGGTGGTCTCGAGGCGGGTGTCGCCGAAGAATTTGCAGCCGCGGGCGAGGACGGCCGCCACGTTCGGCATGTTAGGCGAACTGCCGAGGAAGAAATTCTTGAAGACGAAATAGCAATTGTTGCGATAAGCCGGATGGAAATCGTAGTGGCCGGCGTAAGGATTCGCGACGCCTGGCGGCGGGTCATCGCCTTCCCAAGGCTCGCCTTCGGCATCGAGCGCGGGCCAGGTGGAAATGACGCGCGGATCCACGCCGGGCGGAACCACGGACTGGCGCGGGTAGAGGATGAGGTTATCGGTGGGCGAATCTTTCGTGCCCCAATAGACGCGGGCTTGCTGGCAATAGGTATCGAGGGTGAGCGCGGCATAATGGGCTCCACCGCTCCGGGCGAGCGGACCGGTGAAAGCGATTTCGTCGTTCACGAGGACGTAGAGACAGAAATCGACCGGGGCATCGTTCGGGCAGATGCAAGCGACGCCAGCGATATCCGCGTACCAATTATCCTTCGAGCCTGATGCGCCGACGCCTTTCTTGCCGCCCTGGCCGCCACTGGTGACCTTGTGGAGGTTGTACATCGGCGAGATCCACGTAAGAGCGAGTTTGGCGACGCCGGCGAAGTACGGGACCGGAACGGCTTCCTGGTTGGAGGAAGTGTCGTAGCCGGAGATGTTCTTCAGCTTCTTCGGCGTTACCGGTTGCGCTGTCTGGCCGATCATGGAACCACCTCCTCGCTGCGCTCGCGAATAGTCACAGGTGTCTCGACTTCGCTCGACATGACAACAGGGAGGGCTCTCGCCCGGAAGGCGGCGACCAGATGCTCGCGATAGTTTCGAGCGTCGATAGTGGCTTCAGTAACGCCGTCAGGTGCTGCGCAATGAATGGCGGCGGTGCCGCGCATCATGATGAAGAGATGATAGAGACCCTTCCCGGTTTTCAGGATGCAGATGTCGCCCGGCATCACGGGGATCGGATCCGAGCTTGTGAAATCAAATTCACGAATTTCGTTCGCGTCGAGCTCGGCGAAGTGGGCGGCCAGGACCGCGCTCTGCGAATCATCGTCGAGGCCGCGAAAATAATTGACCATGCGCTCATTGAGGACGTGGCGGGAAATGTCGCGCTTTCTCCGCTCGAACTTAAATTTCGGAACGACGCCGGATTCGAACATCACGATCTCGGGGAGAGCGCTGCAATCCATCCCGCCAGTCTTGCCCTTGGCGCGGCTACCGAAATGCCATGGAGTGCCGAGGCAGGAGTCGCAGGAGGCGAGGAGGCGATCGACGGCAACGGGGTCGTCGAAATACCATGGGTCGGATCGATCACGAGCAGGAGCAAGATCACGAGCAGGAGTGGGATTCGCTTCGCTCATCCTTTCTTGCCTCCAGCGTTGTGGGCGACTTCGCCGATGTTGGTGCTCGGGTCCTTGATCGGCATGTAGGGATAGCCACGGAAATTTTCGGCACTGCCGGCCATGGCGATGAATTGCTCGAGGCTGCCGTTAGTGCCGGGATAGAGAGTGATGGCCTGGGCGTCGACGGCGTTCCAGAAACGTTTGTTGACCGTGATCTCGAGGCGGCCGGAGCCGTTCACTTCGGAATGGAGAATGGGGCGGCGCTCGAAGTTCGCGCCGACGCCGGTGGCGCAATAGCCGGGGGCGAAGTAATCCTCGTCTTCGTCGGAGCCTTCGTTCAGCTCGATGACGGTGTTGTCATCCGGGTCGCCGCGGAAGGTGCAGGCGACGGCGAAATCTTCCTTATCCACCCCGGAGTAGGGGGAGTAGATGGCGACGTTATCGGTCTTCTGGAAATAGACGCGCGGGATACGGCTATCACGGAACCAGCGAACAACCGCGCGCCAATCCTTGCCGGTCAAGTTGGGTTTAGTGACGCGGCCGGAGAAGAGGATTTTCGCGTAATCATCCTCGGGGTCGGCTGCGTTGATTTCGATGATCCGGAGGGAGAGCGGGCCTTCGAGGGTGTAAGGGAAAAGGCCGGCGAGCGGGTTGCCGGGAAAATTTCCGCCCCAGCTGGTGATCTCGCATTCTTCGCGCTCGAGTTTCATGCCGCTCTCGGGGGAGCCGTGCGAGTAAGGGGCGGGTGTCCACGAAGCGGGGCCGGGCACGTCGATAAGGGGATCGTCGCTGGCGAAGGCGATTGTGTTCTCGTAGCTGGTGAAACGCTGGATCTGCGGGGTGGGCAGCTCTTTGGTGAACTCGTAAAGGTGAGCGGGCTCGATGACGTTGTCGGCGGGCGTGACGTATTCGTCTGGCACCTCGACGAACTTGATTCGGCAGCGGGCGCGCTGCGGGGTGGCGTATTCCCAGGTGATCGACGGGCTGGCGAACCGGGCGAAAAGGAGATGACTGAGCCGGGTTATCCGCCGGAGATGGGTCTCGGCAACGTCGACCTCCATGAAAAGGTTGTTGCCGAGAACGTGATCGATCTTCTTGGCTGAGACGACGCCGGGCTCGATGAGGGCAATGTAAGGATCGCCGGGGTGGATCGGACGATCCGGGTCCGAGTAAGCGTTCGATTCGACGGGAATCACATCCTCGCTCCCGGCCTGTGGAAGATCGGCCGTGATGACCATGTCCTGCCGGAAGGTGGGGACCATGAAGGGCTTCACGGGCCCGAGCCGGTTCATGAAGAGGTTTTCCGCTTTCGCGATCTCGGCGCGCGAGCGGCAAACGATTTCGAACTCAAGCCCTCGCCGGTTCGACTGGAGATAGGTGTAACTTTGTTCCTGGCGGAGGAACCCGAGCTGGCGGTAGATGATGTCCACCTCCGTCGTGTCGAGGACGCTCACCCAATTCGGCTCGATGTCCCAGACCGGGGTGGTGATGAAATTCGGGACCGCGAGGCCGCAAATCTGGTGGGCGACCGGATAGACGTTGAGCTTGCGCGCGTAGGTCGAATCCTCGCGAATCTTGAGAGCGCCCTCGACTTTTTGCGGAGTGCGTGAATCGAGCGTCGGACGTTCCTCGAGGCGACCGAAGAGGAGCGGATAGATGAGCGTGCCGGCGGGCCAGGCGAGGGTGGTGCCTGGCGCGGAAAGAGTAAGCGTGCTCGAGCTGATGGCGGTGACGGTGATGATCTCGTAAGTCCAGGCGTTCCAGGTAGCGGGTTCGGGGGCGAGGATGATCCACTCGGCGCCAGAGCGGACGGGATTGTCGGATGTCTTTTGCAGAGTCGTTGCACCGATGATGCAGGCGCTCGACAGCTTGATTGCATCGTCCCAGAGCGGAACGGCGACAGGTTCGTCCTTGAGTCTCGTTAGGCCCTGGCGGAATTCGGTAGCGAAGCCGGCGTCCTTAAACCAAGGCGTGTACTCGAGGATGTAACGGGAGCTGCGGCCAAAGGTGCGGCGCTGTTCGCGGGCGCCGATGGCGGTCTCGATGTCAGTGAACGGAAGCGACGCCGTGATGCGCGGCCGAATTCGGCGATTCGGCTGAGCAAGAATTAGCGCGGTCGTTTCGCCGCCATAGTCAATGAACTTCATGGGAGAGGTTCATCAGTTGATCGGCGGAAGCCCGAGCTCGTGGCGGGCGCCGTTCACGGCGTTGACGATGGTGGTGGCGTAATCGGAGTCACGCTGGGCTTCCCTGATCGCAGACTTCAGGTCCGTGACGATGACGAGCTTCATCTTGCCGCCGCCAGCAGAAGAGGAGGCGCGCGAGGAAGAGCCACCTACCTGACCGCCGCTGGCGAAGTGCGGCCGATCGATCGCGATGCGCCTATCGTTGAGATCGTCGAGAAAATTCGGACCTAAAATTTGTTTCGCGTGTTCCACCGCGGGGGAGCTGATGACAAATTCGTTGCCAGCGAGCCAGGCGAGCATGGTGTCCGTGGTGGACGGAGGACCCGGCAGCAAACCGCCGACAGCGCGACGCGGGATATTGCTGGCGATGATACTGCCGATCCGCGGGTCGCTGATCGGGTTGTAGGACGTGCCGATACCGAAAAGGTCGCCCACGCGGGTGTAACCGCCGTCGGCGTCCCTCACATAGTTGCCATCGTAAAAGCGTTCGTTCCCGTCCCCTCTCCCCCGCGACATCGGGATGCTGGTGCCACCCATCGACTGAAACCACATCGTCATGGCGCTATGGCCTGACAAACTTCCAATCGCGCTACCGCGCGTGTCGCGGTAGCCAGTGCCTCGCAATCCTCCAAAGGTTTGCCGATAGTATTGTCCGGGGGTAAGGAGGCGCGGCCCCTGCCCTGAACCGCGCGGAGAAGCGTCGCCAAAATTACCCCGCCCGAAGCCTCCGCCACTGCCGCCGCCGCCGCCTCCCCCGCCGCCGCCAACTGCTTGCGCCCGTGGCACCCATCCAAGTCCCGGCTCGTAACTCCATGAAGTAGGATATAGGGACGGGGGGCCAGTAAAGGAACCTTGCGCGCCACCGAGGTTAGGGACGAATCCCTGCCCCCTTGGATTCGGCATTGAATTATATCCGCCTGAAAAAAATGGAGCTTGACCTTCCCACGGGTAAGGCCCGGTCCGGGGCCCCGTTCCCTGATTATTCGGCCCGTTCCATTCGCCTGAGTAGTATGGGTTCGGAGTGCCGTCTGGCAAAAATCGCGAATAGAATCTTCCTCCGGGCGCGAACGGGTTTCCTCGACCGCCACCTACCCCCCCAGCAGAAGGATTGTACGGCGAGAAAAATGAATGGTAGGGCCCTCCGGGAGCGAACGGGTTATTTCCGCCTCCAGGGAAAAGCCGCGGACTAACAGCGTAATCGCCCCTGTATGGATAAGGCGACTGCCACGGCCTTGGACTATACATCGGGTTGAAGTAGGGCGGCCGGCCGATGTTGCCGGGAAGGATGCCGGGCTCAACCTCGCCGCCTTCGAAGAAATGCGGGGCGTGCTCGGCGGCGTGGTGCATCGCGTAGAGCCGGGAGAGGCCGATGTTTTCGGTGGCGCGTTTGTTGAAATAGAATTCGCCCTTGTGGGCGGGGCCGGCGTATTCGTCCGCGCTTCCCTCTCCGGTGTAGCCGCCGCGTTTGAAACCCCCGGTGAGCGCCGCGACGATGGCCGCGATTGCGGCGATCGCGAGGACCTGACCGATGATGGCCGATGTTCCTGAAGTCGCGACGCTGGAAGCGGCCGCGGCCGGCGCGTAACCACCGGCCAAGGCGGCGCCTTGCGCCATGGAACTCGCGGTCGCAGTCTGTTTCAGGCCTTCGCCGAAGACGAACTGGAGGAGCTGCTGCTCCATCCATGTGAGGAAAAAATTCAGCATCTGCTTCTCGAGGCCGACGATCACCTGTCGCCAATCGCCGGTGTTAAATACGGCGTCGGTGATGAGCTGGTTGGTGGCTTGGAGACTCGCGTTGATCGAGTTCTCGATGATGCCCGCAATCTGTTGCGCGCTAGTGCCGAAGCTATTGACCCATTCGGTCAGCTCCGCCGCGAGCGGTTTATCGATAGCGGCGATTTTGAGCTGAAGCATGTCGAACTCGAACTGGTCCTTCTGGAGCTGGGCCTGGAGGCGAGCGTGCAGCTCCGGGTCGAGCGCGCTGTCGGCGATCTGCTGTTTCGTCTGCTCGATGGCGGCCCCCATCCGGAGGATCTCCGCCGAGAGTGAAGCGAGGGTGAGCGCTGCCTTCGCGTCCGGGGATAGGTAAGGATTCGCGGCGATGAGCTGCTGCTGCTGATGGATGCCCTGGATAAGCGTGCGCTGCTCGAGGAGAGAGGCGTTCACTTCGTCAGCGCGAGCTTTGCGGCGATCTTCCTCCTGCTGCTCAACCACCTTGGCGATCTCGCCCAGGACGGTGGCCCAGGCCTGGGCGAGCTTTAGGACTTCCTCGCGGGTCTCGGCAGTGAGGTCCTTCGATTTTTCCAGCGCGTCGTTAGGCGAAGCGGCATCGACGCCGAGCTGCTGGAGCTTGTCCTGGATTTCGAGCAGGTTTGTTTGGAGCGCGTCGAGCTGACCGGTAGAATCGAGCTGGGCGAAATCGGCCTTGGCAATGGCGTCGGCGACTTTTTCGGATTCGGAAGCGAGTTTTGTTTGGGTCTTAGTAAGGCCATCGAGCCGCTTCGTAGTGAGTTCGATTTCGCGGTTGACCTTGACCCATTCGTTGAAGTCCGGGACGGATGCGTTGCGATCGATGCCGGACTGCTTGGCCCTCAGGTCATTGAGCTTCTGAGTGTACTCGGCGACCGCCTCGTTGAGTGGAAGTAAATTAACTGCTTCCCAGGCGGCTTTCGCCTTCTCGGCCGCATCGACGCTGGCGTTGCCGGCGACGAATGCGGTTTTCTCGGCTTGCTCCAACTGAGCGATGGCCTTGTCTCGATTTTCTTGATTGAAGTTGGGGCCGCTGCCCGGAATGGCAGAGCCGAAAGTGCGAGTGAGAACGTCAGTGAATTTTTGCCAGAGAGTTAATTCATTGGCCCGAAACTCGGCCAGTTTTGCGGCCAGAGTGTCGAGCTGGGGCTGGATGCTTTCGCCGATTTTGATGACATCACCGAAATCGCCGGCGGCGTTCGCCATCTCGAACCAGAGAGTGACGTTTTTTTCGAGCGCGGCAGTTTCTTTCTCAACCTCCTTGGCGAGACGGACGGCTTCATCGGCAGCGCTGGCGATGACCTGGTAGAGGGCGTATCCGGCGACGCCGGCAATGGAGAGCGTGGAGCCGAGCCCGGAGAAGGTGCGGGAGATGGATTCGGCTGACACGCGGCCGGTGGCGAGCTGCTGGGCGAGCGCTGTGGCCTGGCCACGGGTGAAAGTAATGCCGGCCGCCGCTTTGGCGTTGCCCGCCTCCTGGGCCAGGATGAGACGCTCAGCCTGGACGAGGGCGAGCTCCATGGAGACGTTCGTGGCCCGCTGAATAGTGAGGGCCTGCAGCCGGATGGCAGCTTCCCGTTCCAGCTTCACGGCCATAGCCGGGTTGCCAGCAATGCGCGCCTCGGCCGCCTCGAGCTGGATTTCCATGATGACCTGGCGTTCCATCTGCACCACTTTTTTGGCCTCGGCGGCAGCGGACAGTTCGGCGGCGATAACGCTCTGCTGATCGAGGACAAGAGTCTGGCCGGCGATGCCGCGGAGGGCATTCCGCGTGGCGACCTGGGCATCGAGCTGTGCGCGCAAGGCGACGGCCGCCGCGCTATCGCCACGGTCCTGGCCTGCCGGCAGTCCGGAGGTGTCGCGAATGGTGCGCGTGGCTGTTTGGTTCAACGCCGCGGCGGTCTGCGCGGCTTGCGCTTGGACCGCTTGCAGCTCGTTCCTGATCTGCTGCCCACCAGCGGCATCAGCTTTCAGGCGAATGAGAAGTTCGAGAACCCGCTGTGATTCGTTAGCCATGACTCGATAGGCCGGATGGGTCCGATAGGACCGATTTCAGCTCCCGATTTTCTCCTGGATCTCGCGCATCGTTTCCTGCGCGTGATCGCCCCCGGCCATCCCGGCATTGACGATCGAGATATCGATCAACTTCTCCCGCAAGAGCTCGCGCTGATGCGCGCGGTAAATGTGCTCGCATAACGCGGGTGAATAGTTGTCGATTACGTCGCGTTCGGTGGTGCGCCGGAGGGTGGCGATGGCGCTGATGACGTCGACGAAGCGGATGCTCCCATCGTTTCCAGGATTGCTTTCGAAGACGCCGTCGCCCGGAGCGTTTGGCTGGAGAATTTTTTTTTGTTCAGCAGCTCACCGATCTCGCGGATCCGCTCGACGGTTTCGTGCGTGAGGGTATCGCTCCAGCGTGGTTTCGCTTCGTGCTGCGCGATCTCTTCGCGAATTGCGCTCAACCTTTTTTGGATTGCCTCGATCTGCTCGATCGGCGCCTGAAATAGAATGCTCTGGACCCGCATTTCGGCCAGGCGCGCATTCGTGAGATGATAAGATGTCGCGCGGTCGACCCGATCGCAAAGGAGCTCGATCAGGTAAGCTTCGTTCTCTTGCCCCTGCGAGTTTCCCCATTCTCCCAGGAGCGCGATCGGCAGCTGGCGCACCTTCACCTTCTCCAAAGTGCCATCGATCTTGACGGCATCGATGTCGATGCCGCCGCCGATGATCTGCAGGTCGGTGATGGGCGCGGCGGCGGGTGCGGGTGAGACACCCGCCGCTACACCAGATTGATCGACCTCAGGCATTGGCTTCTACCCGGTCGTTACGCCGCGCGATTGAGCTTGGTCCACTGGCCGCTGATGGCCATCTCCATGGCCCACTTCGCGTTCTTCGAGATGTCCGAATCGCCCGGCTCTTTCGGCGAAAGACAGACGCTCGGAAACGCCCACTCAGCGCGGACGATGTTCGATTTGTTGTCCTTCTCGATGTAGATCGCCGCGCCGTAGAAATTCAGCACGCTGCCGCCGATGAATTTCGTGCGCGAGATCGCCGGCTTGTCGAAGGTAACGACAACACTCGCGGCATCCGCAATGCCCGCGGCGACGTGCGGGAACCGGATGAAGCCGGAGAGTTCGTCGAAGAAGAAATCGACGTCGCGGGTTTTTGCTGCCGCGGCGACGGTGACCGACACCAGCGTGACGTTGCGCGCGCCGATGTCGAACGACTTGCCAAGCGCGGCCGTGACGTTGGCGGTGGAGCCGCTGCCGCTCGATTGCGAGACGTTCGCTTCCTGCGTTCCCATGTTGAGGTAGCGCTCGACGGTGTCGTTGTAGAGCTGGCCTTCGAAGGCCACGACCGGCGAGATCCCGGTGTTTTCCTTGATGCCGAGAATGGACGCGCCGTTAATGGCGAACCGAACCTCATCGGTGGTCGGGTTCATATTGACCTTGCTGACGCCGATGGGACCGAACTCGTCGTAAGACGAAAGGCCGGTCGGTTTGAATTTGATTTCCCCGCTAGTGCGCCGCAGCGCCTGCAGGTTTGGATTGAGAAATGTTCCTAGTTCCATGTGGAGAGTAGTTTCTGGTTGCTGAGTTAACTGTTACTGCTGGGCGATCGGAGAGGACTTCGCGGGCCGCGGTCCCGGCTGCGGCTCGTCAGCGAGAACGTGCCAGCTGTTCTCGCGTTTCTTGCCGGCATCGAACGATGCGTTGGCGGCAATGTGATGGCCGAGCGATTCGCCCTCTTTGGCGGGCTGGCCCTGTTCGTTTCGCTCGGTGAGGTCGAGCCTGGCGCTGCCGTCGTCGTAAGCCTCGAGGACAACGCCTTTCTTGATGGTGGTGGGTTCGCCTGGCCTCGCCGGAGGCGCGACGTAGCCGACGACCTGATTGATGTTCGGTTTCATATTTTTACTTGGTGTTGGTTTTGGTTGCGCCGTGAAGGCGAGGTTTTTGGTTGGAGAAAATCACGGTTTGAGCGGGACGTTCAGGTCGAGCGGAGTCCAGGCCGCGACGTTGTAAATGACCGCGGGATCGTCGCCGATGAGAACGAAAGGCGTGCGTTCGAGCTTCACTCGCATGTGCTCTGGCGCGATGGCGTAAAGGTCGTGCACCCAGAAATGGAGGCGCTTTTGAATGAAGGCGACCATGGCCAGGGCGGAGATCTGGCTGCCGCTCGCGCCCTTATTCACGACGCCCATTTCCTGCACTTGCACAAGGATCGGCGCCATCTGATCGAGCCCAGGAGCATCGGGATCGATCATGATTGCTTTAGGGGTAAGGACGATGACAACGAGGCCAATCTTCGCGATCCCTTGCTGGATTTTTGCCAGCAGATCGCCGCGCTGCTCGGAAAGAATCGGGACCGGGATCCCGTTGGCCGGGACCGGCGCCGGCACGGCAGCGTCCACGGCCGTCAATCGTGCCACAACGGCATTCTGCAGGGCGACGTAATGAAGATTCGCGTCGCTCATGATTTTGCGAACCTCGTTCCGCCGTATTGGCGCTCCCAGATATTGAGGAGCTGCTCCTGGCCGGCTTCTTCAGCGGCCTCGAGCATTTCGGCATCGGTCGGGAGCACGCTCGGGTCGGGCTGGTGCGTGATCGATTTCTTGAGCCAGAAAATAACGGTGCCGATGGTGGACGCGACGTGTTTGTAAACGCCGTTGCGCGTCTTTTTGATGACGGAAGCGAGCCGCTCTACCAGCGCCGCCAGATCCGGCCGGAAATAGACGAAGCGAAGATTTCCTAGCCCGCCCGCGCTGAAATCGAACTCCTGAGTCCGCGTGCCGTAGGCGCTGGCGACGGCCGGGACGGAAAGCCATTGAGTCGGTTTCCCGGTCTTCCAGCTGATGCCCTTGCCAGGCTTCACGGTGCCGCCGTAATAGCGCAGCCGAAGGCCGAGCTTGTTGATCGGGATGGCGATGCTATCGCCTTCGATCCTGGGCACCTGGACGCTGCGCGCCGCGTCCGCCCAATAACCGGAATGATCGGCGCCGAGGCGATCCGCAGTGCGGTGATGAATCCCATCCGACTCGAGCCGGGTGAAGTGATCGATCAACTTGAGACGAACCGCGCCGCCGATCGCTTTCTTCACTGAGTCGCCCAGGGCTTCGCCGGCCAGGTTATTTATCGCCTCGCCTACTTCGTTCAGCCCCTCGGATTCGATAACGAGCGTGCTCATATTCGTTCCGGCTGCGTGATATCAAAATGGGTGAGCACTCCATCCTTCATCTCGAAGAATGGGCCGACGGATTCCTCGAGCGCCTGCTGAAGCGCCTCGCTGAGATGCTCAGCGGAATATTTCAGGTCATCGTTGAACCCGCGATCCTGCGGCTCGACCTGCTTATCGCGATCGATCAGGCCGAATTCCATCGCGTCTTTCCGGCTGACGTCCTTGACCCACATGCCGCTATTGAAAGCGAACGGCGGATAGGGATTGCCCAGCGAGTCATCAAACGAAGTCCCGAGAAGCTCCCAGATGTCGTCATCCTTTAGCGCGATCATGCGGCCGTCGGAGAATGTGCCTCCTACTTGGTCCCAGCGGGCTGCCCAGGTGCGCTCGTTTTTCTTGGACTCGAGTCGAAAAAGTTCCTGGGCGGGGAACGCATCGAGCACGGCCGGGTCTTGGCCCTGAATGAATTGACCGTAGCCTTGCGCGATCCGGGCATTCGTTTCGATCACGACCTTCAAACGCCGTTCGCTTCCGAAATCGGTAATCTTTCCGCGTTGCGCTGGATCCGGTTCGTAGCCGATCTCGCGCAGCTTCACTTTCAAACGCGTGCGCGCCGTCGCCTCATCGATTTCCCCGTTGAGAAGCTGCCGCGTGATATCGTCGATCTCGCCGAGATACTCCGCGCTGGTGACACGCGCGGAGAAAATAGCGCGCTCCCGGATCGAAGGCTCCATCGCGACCTGGAGTTCCGCGCTCGAGAGCGTGGTCGGCAAAATGGAACGGACCTGCCGCGACTGCAGTGCCTCGGAAAACTGGACCGGGCGCGAGAACGCGATGTTCGTCGCGACGGCCGCAGAAAAAAGGACGTGCGAGAAACGAGTCATAGCCGTTCGAGCTCCTCGCGGCTATTGCCGCTGTTCCCTTCCTGCACCGTCTCAATAATGCTGCCATTCTGGACGTCGCTCGTTGTCTGCGGGTCATCAGGTTCCGTGATCGGCACTTCGCAGCGGGAAATTCGAACGAGATATTTGTCCGCTTTATCCGCGGCCGTCTTCATGGCCTCAGTGAGCGGAAGCCCCATCGAAAGCCGAGTGGCCATCTGCTCGATGATGAGCGCACATGCCGACGTCTTCAGGTCGGGCGGGATCGAGTTAGCCAGGTTGCTTACCTTATTTGCTTTGCACCCGCGCACTTCCGCCCGGATCCGCGCCGCGACGTCGGGCATGATGCGAAGGAACGGATCGGTTTGTCCGACCTCAAGCGCGGCGCTCGAGAATGCATCCATTCCCGCGCCGAGCAGGTAATCATCGAGGTCGACCCTCGTGATCACGATCCATGTGTTTTCAGCTGGCATAACTCAATCCCGCCCCGAGCTACGCACTCGGGGCGGATCTGAATTGTGAGAGGCGAGACTTAGTCCTTCGTTTCGGTCTTGGTTTCGGTCTTCGTCTCCGTCTTCGTTTCGCCGGCCGCCGGAGCGGCTGGCGGTGGAGTCGTCTCCGTTTTGGTCTCGGTCTTTGTCTCTTCCTTTTTTTCGTCGGCCATAGATGTGTCCTTGTTGTTTAGGGTTTCATTGTTGTCGGCTTTCGCCTTTGCACCTCGAAGCCCGCTGGCGATTGCGCACCAGCGGGTGTTTCGAGTGACTCGTTAGGCGAGCCGCCTTTGATTTTCTTACGAGACCGTGATCGTCTCCAAACCGATGGCGCTAGTGAGAGCGACCAGGCGTTTCCCGGTCGTCACCGCGATGCGCCAGCGCTTGTCGCCCACCTGGCGCACATAGACGGCGCGGCGCTGCCCGTTGCGCGCGGGCGCAGTGAACGTCTTCAGGTTGCTGAAGTCGTCCCGGCTCATTCCCGGCGAAGCCGTGAAGAGCATCACCACGCTGCCGAAGATGGGCGATGTGACGCTCGCGGCGGATGCATAGCGGGGCTGCGGCACCTGCACGCTGGCGTTAAACATCCCGCCCAGCTGCTCCATCGTCATCGTGGAGCTGAAGGCCTGGCCGGCCAGGTTCTGAGCGCGCAGGGCGAGCAACCGCTTGGTCGCGGCACCCGGCCCATACCAGATGTTGTTCGGCTTGATCATCATGGCGTTGATCTCGGTGATCACGTCCATGTCCGGGTCTTTGCCCGCGGTGGTGTCCCAGGTCTTCGCGACGTTGGTCGCGCCGGCCACGAGCAGCGCGATCGCCTGCCGCAGTTCCGTGCGATCGAGGATCCCGAGCAGGAACGCGACCTTGCGCTGCTGCCAGTCGGCATCGAGGAGCTCCTCCTCCTCGTCCACCTCCACCGCCAGGCCGATCTCCGGCATCTTCTGGCTCACCATGCTCTTGCTGGTGTTTTGGAGCGTGGTGAAATCCGCCCCGACGCCGCGACGGACATCGAGCGGGTTATCCATGGCAAGGAACGCGTCGGTGAACCCGTAGACTGGGTAGGTCACATACGCGGAATTATTGCTCATCACTTCCGGCGCGATCTGATCCCGCAAACCCTGCAAGGCTTGCTGGAGCGGATCCGAATAACGGACCGCGTAGTTCGAAAGGAACTCGTTTGGTGCGTTGGCCGTGAACTGCGAGGCGTTGAAGGCGAGGACGCGATTCGGGGCGAAGTTTTCGTCCGCCGGATGAATCTCGAACGACTCTTGCGGCGCAATGCCGAGCATGGCCGCGATAGCGTTGAAGGCCAGCGCTTGCCGGCCGGGTCTTAAGTTGGTGATCATAATATTTTGTTTGGTTGCTGAATTCGTTAGGCGCGGGGTTAAGCGACGATCACAGGAGGCGCGGCCACGCCGGCAGTGCCGACAAGGATCCAGCCTTTGACGTCATCGACGTACTCGAGGTCGGCGATGTCGCCCGCATCGGCGAAAACGATCGAGGTGAAGCCGGTCTTCGTTGCCGGGGTGAGCGTGCCGTCGCCCCCATCGACTCCGAGCACCAGGTTGAGTCGCTGGCCGGGGACGCCATTAGCGAGAGTGAGCGCCTCGGCGCCGCCCGTGGTCATCACCACAACGCGCGACGTGATCGGCACCGCGAGCGTGCCACCCGCTTTCACTGTGCCGCTCGTGGCGACGACGACCTTGAAAGGAACGCAATGCGCGATCGAGACCGGATCGCCCGCGGCCGCAACGGTAAAGCGGGATTTGCCGATCACCCAATAAACGCCAGCCACGGTGGGCAGCGTCTTGACTCGACCGAGCGTGCCGACGCCTGGCGTGAGCCAATCATCGACCGCGATGGCGGCTTCCGCGACGGCCGGGAGCGACTCTGGCCAGAGACCGAAGAGCGCGATGTTCTTTTTCACCACGTCGACTTCGTCGGTGGCGATCTCATCGTTCAGCAGGATGCCGAGAGGCACGTCGCCCACGGCGGAAACCAGCTTGAAATGTCGATCGTCCGCGCCGCGCACCACCACGTAATTCTTCGTGGCGATCGCCGCGGTGCCATCGAGACTCGCCGTGCCGTGGCTGGTCTGTTGCGGGGTAAACACGACGTTCGTCGCGAGTGTGCGCCCTCGAAGTCGATGGGCGATCAACGCGAAGAACATTCCCACGCGGAACAAGGCTCGTCTGAATCGACTCACCGCTTCCCGCCGATAGCGCTGGCGGTTTTTCGCCAGCCAGGCACAAGCCGCGAAGGCCAGGGCCAGGGCGCAGATGACTTCGACCCATCGCACTGCATCAACCGTGAGATATGCCAGGAAGGCCGCGGGCATCGGGCTGTAGGGAATCGCTGGGGCGATAACCTGGTCGGCCTGATGCAACGGCGTGCCATCCGAGACGAGCTCGAGCGGTGCGACACCGGCTTGCGCGGGCGACGCCGCGCCGAAGAACAGCGTGCAGCACAGCGCGACAAGCACGGCTTTCGCTGCGGAGCTGATCGCCTTGATTATGTCGGCCTTCTTCGTCGCGCCCTTCAGATCGTAGCCGTTCGTCGAGGCCAGTTCCGTGAGTTCGGCGACCGTCTTTGATCCGAGATCCACTTCTTCAGCCTCGCCGTCCGGATGAGTCCGGAGTTTGAGGACTGTCTCGGTGGCCGGCCGTTCCTCGACGGTGGCGGTGACGCTGAGATGGTGGTCGCGCAGGTATTGCTGCTGCTCGGCATCGATCGCCAGCTTCTCGGCGAGAAGCGGCTCGGTGCCGGCCGCGATCAAAGCCTTCTTGCGGGCGAGGACTTTGTCCGGATCGAGGTTGGTCGGAATTCCGACGGTGACGACAGGCGTCTCCGGCGGGAGAGTGCCTGGGATGGCAGGAGCTTCGTTGACCGCGAGCCCGCGACCGCAGAGGCGGTCAGCGAACGCGGCCAGCGCGCACCCGAGAACTAACAATTGTCTTTTAATCATGATGGTTGTTGTCGTGGTTAGGCTGCGGTTTTAGGTTATGTGGTTGCCGCTGGTTCCATCGCCTTGAGCAGCGCGGCGTCGGCTGGAGTGGCGCGCATCACGTTGATGGCGTCGTCGATGGAAAGTTCGCGTCCGCCGTTCTTGCGGGCTTCGGCCTGGATGGCATCGATGCGGACATTGAAAGCCAGGGTGCGGCCGCGCGGCGTGGACAGGTCCGCGACGTCGACCGGCTTGAGCGGATCGAGCGGACTGGCGTTGAGCGCGGGTTTCTTCGCGTTCAACTTTGTGAGCGTGCCATCGAAGTCGGTCTCGAAGTCCGTCCCCCACTGCGGGCGTTCCGCGGCGGTGATGACGCCTTTGTCGATCGCGCGATCGAGATGCGCGTTGACGGCGAGCTTCTGGAACTTCGTCGCTTCGGCTTGCGCGGTGGTCGCGGCCGTTTGCGCCGAGGCGACATTGGTCGCCAGGGTTCCGAGCTCGGCGAGGAACGCGTCCCGGTTATCGCCCATGATGACGACCGAGATTTTCTTTTGGCCGAGCGCGATCTCCATCGGGTCGACGTTTACTGCGAGCCGGCTGCACGCCGTCTGCAATTCCTGTTCGGTGGGTTCAACGCCGTCGGCGGGCTTCTTCAGCACGTTGAGGGCGACCAATCTGTCGATAAGCCATTTTGGCATGGTGTTTTTGTCCTTTGTTTGGGTTGTTGGTGCTGAGGAGGGATCCTCCGCGTTGGTCCAGACCGGGACGTTCTTCATCCGCGGTTGATTTGTTAGGCCGACGCTCTGGATTTCGTCCGGCTCGATGATTCCGGTGCGCGCGGCCGATGCCATGTCGTAAAGCCACGCGATCGATGGATACGGCAGGTAGTGATTCTTCTTGTTGTCGAGCCCGAGATCGTTCCAGGCCGGTTTGACATACAAGCCATCGGCGCGCTGCTGCACGTCGAGGAGATGGCCGTAGCGCCGATCGTCCGGCCAGCGCACTGGATCCGCGTCGGGATGCCCGCGGTAGATCGGCATCCCGATGAAATCCTTGCCCTGGCGCACGCGATAGGCGTTGAACGCTGCAACGATCTTTGTCGCCTGCGCCGGCGTGAAGCGCTGGATAAGCTTCTTCAGGCCACCCTTGCCGTCCTCGATCCAGTAATCGGTGTCGCCGTAGGGAGCGAGCAGCTTATATTCGTCGCCCGCTTCGGCCTCGGTGATGGGCGCGATGTTGGTCGCGATCGAGTAAGCGATACAGCGGTCCGCCGCGGAATTGAAAGCGAGAGCGAGAAGCCGGCGAAAAGGGCCAACAGTACGCACATACGGCTCAGGCCGGCGCGATGGCGGGAAGAGTTCCTCACAAAATCTGTGTCTCATGCTGCGATCCTTTCCTGTGCGGCTTCCGTCCATCCGGTTTCGATCGATTTGCGGATGATCTCTTCGAGGACGTCGGCCTGCTTTGGCGCGGCGAGGATCTCTCGAGCGAGCGAACCGCGAAGTTGCGACTGCATCCAGAGGGCCTTCGATGTGAAGTCCATGTCGTCCGGCGAGAGGACCGCTTCCATGGCCGTGCGCAACGGCTGCAGATCGTTTGCAAACGCGATGCGATACTGATCGCGCAACGGCCCAAGGAACCGATCCATGTCCTCTTCGGGCGACAGCTCCACATTGATCGCAGCTTTCTTCTTCTCTACGCCTGGCTGTCCGCTTTCCGGTTTCCGGTTGCCGAATTCGTCCACTTCCGGCGCCACCGCTTTTTCAAAAATCTTCTCGCCGGATTTTGCGAGTGGCACATTCAGCCGCTTGGCGATCGGCCCGATCGGCACTTCGGCGCCGGCGTTCACCATCATGGTCACGCTAGAGCGCAACGCCGACTGGTCTTCGCTCTTCGGCGCATCGATCGAGACGCGCGCCAGGACCGGCGCGTCGCCGAAATACCAACGGAGCACGATGACATCGATGGCGGCATTGAGCGTCTCCGATATCCAGATGCAATCGGCGCGCTCCCGGTCTTCCTCGCCTACCTGCTGCACGCTGGCGCCCACGCTTTCCTGGCCGCGCGATTGCGTGCTGAGGTCGGCGCCGAGATAAAGCGAAGCCAGGTCACGCTTCACTTCCTCGATGATGTTGTGCATCGGGAGGGAATTGCCGCTGGTCCCGCCGCTGGGCCAGACGATCTCGACCTTGTTCTCGGTCGCACCGAATTGCGTGCCGCGATAATTCGAACCGAGCGATCGCGCGAGCGCGACAGCGGAATCGCCTTCCGGCGTGCCGCGCTGCGCAGTGGTGTGAACCACGATGCCAGGCGTCCCGAACTTCTCCGAGAAATTGATGTTGTCGCTCGTGGCCAGCTTGTCGTAGTAGGCGAGCACTGAGGCCGCGAACATGAGCGGACTTTCCTCGCTAGTGACGAGCCAGGCAGATTCCTGGAGGGGCTCGCCGGAGAACGCCTGCGACATGCCGAGGAAGCGGAGCTCGCCCGTGCGGCTCTCGAAGAATTCCATCGGCACGTATTCAAACTTCGCCGTGAGACTCGGGACCGACGCGCCGCTTGGCAGCTTAATCTGGCGGGAGCTGTCCGGATTCCAGATGAGATGATGCGCGGCCGAGCCGAAGCTCTTAGCCTCCATCATCTGCATGACGATCTTCGAGAACCCGCCGCGCACGTTCCGATTGAGCGCGTGGCCAGCGCGAGCGTTCGCGTAGAAATGTTCCAGGATGAAGGCCTGGTCGTAAGCCATGGGTGAATCGTCGACGCGCTCGATCACGCGCGGCCGCAGGGCGACGGCTTCCTCGCGTTTCGCCTTTACGTTGCGGATGGTCTTTTGCTGTTTGGCCAGGCGATCCCAAAGCCGCGCGGCCGGGACCAGGTAGCCGCCCATGTAGCTATCGAGCGCGTTCGAGAGCCCGGCGGCGTTGAACGAGCTGAACGGATTGAACCGGCGAAAACTGAGCATCTCGAGCTGCTCGGGACTGAAGACCTCGACGTTCGAGTTGGTCTGCGCGGCCGAGACAGAGGCATCGAATCCGCCGCCGACCGGACCCTCCGATTGCGGGCGCGCCGGCGAGGCCGGGATGGGCAGCGTTGCCGATCCGGAATGGCCGATGGCTCCGTTATGGCGCTTCCTGGGCATAAAATTAGCCCGGAATGGCGCGTGCAACCGGCGTGCAGACTGCGCGGACGGCTCAGTGGCAGCACAGACCCGCGAAAAAGCGGTGGCGGGGCGTACAGCGCGTCGGCTCATAGCGCGTATCTCGCCTCCGTTTCGGCCTCATCGCCCACCCGGTTGAAGGCATATTCGTCCTGCGCCATCGGCTCGAAGTCGAAGGGACCCGTTTTGCCGATCAGGGCGTAGTTCGCCAGTTTTACAGAATCGAAGGTGTCTCCGTGGCGCCCTTCCTGGTCTGGTTCGCAGACGAAGTCGCCCTTCTCCTTTTTGACCAGGCGGAAGTCCTCTCGGACGTACCGCTCGGGAGGAAGGAGCACATGGTTGTCATCCAGCTCACCCACGAGCAGACCGCCCGTGTATTGCTTCATCGTGATCGGCTCCGGATTTCCCGGCCGCTCGATCGTCTCACTGGCGACGACGAGCTCGACCTGGAGCAGGCCGCTCAACGTCTTTTTGACGGTCTGCGCGAAGTAGCGCTCGTTCGTGGCGTCTTCGCAAAGCCTGCGGGCCGGTCCGCCTTCCTTCCTCGCGGCAACCGCTTGGATGATCAGCCTGGCGCGTTCCAAAGCGATGTCCGGATCCGCCGTCTTCCAGTTCAGGACTGCGCGGACGATTCGTTCGACTCCGCGCTCTTCAACAACCGCAAAGCTGCTCGGATTGCTCTTTTGTTTGGTGGTCGTCGCCAGATCCCAACCGAGCCCAACCCGGCCGGGCCCCAACTTGTCGGAGATCCACCGGAGCGCCTGGCCCAGGTCAAGGTCGCTGTTGATGCTGAAGAACTGGCACTCGCCGATGCCGCGACGTTGCGCAGTGTCGAGCTGCATCAAACCAACGGCGCCGGTGCCGCCGACGACAAACTTGCAGCCGTAGTTTCGATCCCACGCGTCCTTGTCGCTTGCTCGCCGCCGCGATTCGTCTGGCGAGATCGACGCGCCGGTATCGTCGTCATAAAGCGGGATCCCGTCGGCATACGCGTCCTCGGCTGTGATGCGCAGAACCCACACACCGAGCTCGCTTCGATACCAGTTACCCTTTGGATTGATTGGGAGCTCCGCGCCGATCGGCGGCGCCAGGAGATCGAAAGAAGGATGCGTGTCGTCCGGCGGCGGCGTGGTGGTGAAGATCGCGCGATATTCCGGATTCGAGCTGATGATCGGCATCATCGCCTCGAGGATCTCGTTGAACTTTTTCGCGCGGCCGACTTCGTCTAGGACCAGGTCGCCCGTTTCGCCAACGGCATCGACCGTGAGCGCGACAACTTTCGTGCGCGAGTAGACAGAGTTTGAGTGGTAGAGACGGAACTCCAACCGCGTCGCTTCGTAGAGCTCCGCGAAATCATCCGCGCTCAGTCCTACCGGGAGTTTCTTGCCGCCGTCCGAGTCGGCGAGCTCGAGAGAAAGGTTCGCCGCCTTTGCCTGGCTCGCGATCAGCTGAAAGGCTTTTTGCAGCGCGTCCGATTCCTTGCGGACAATCTCTCGGCCCAAGTCGAGCTTAACGCTGCCGAAGATGACGGTATGACCCGGCTCCTTCATCATTTTCCGGAGCGCGATCCGGGAAGCGATCGTGGTCTTTCCGTATTGCCGGCGGGCGAGCAGACCGCAGACGCGATGCGCGCGAACGCCCTGCTCGAACTCGCGCTGGCCGGCGCGCACTTCAAAAGCTCGCGCGGCCATCAATCCTTCCAATCCTCCCCGAACATCGCCTGGCCGAGTGCCTCGATCTTCTCCGAGTGGGTGGCTCCGCTCGTCGCGATCTCCTTCGCGCGTTTGTCCTCGAACCATTCGAGGAAGAGCTCGCAAGTCTTGACCTGGAACACTTTGGTCTTCAGCTCGAGATCGAGCTGCTTCGTCAGCTGAGCATTCTGCGCGACCCGCAAATACTCCATCTGGCGGAACTCCTCCGAATCCCGCTGCGCCATCGCCTGCATCGTAAAGAAAGTCTGGCCAAAATCCTGGATCCGTTTCGGGTCCGCCGTCGGGAATTCTTTGCGTAGCAGTTCTTCGAAATCGCTGGTCAACGAATCCGTGCGCCGAAAATCCCGACGCAAGTTCCACCAGGAGTAAAAATCCGAGAGCGCACCCTCGGAGACCTTGATGCCATCCGCCGCGAGCTGTTGCTTTGCGAATTTGTGACCGCCGACACAAGCGTCCGACTTCGGCGTGTTGCACCATTCGATGATCTGCTCCTGCCGTTCCTCGGAGAGATTTTTCAACGGCGAATCCGAGCGTGGCTTCATTCACGAGAGTCCCTCCTTGTGCCGGCCCTCTGGCGTGAGGAACCATTCCTTGCGCTCTTCGCCTTCGTCGTAGCGGAAGTCCGCGTAGCCCTTCGAGTGATTCCACGAGAGAGCGATCTGCAGTTCGTCCGTGCGCAGATCCGGTAAATCCGGCTTTAGCTTGTCGAACAGGAGCTGCTCGCTCGCGCGGCGGTTCTCCGGAAGTGCCGAGAGAACCATCCGGACGCGCCGGCGAAGGAAAATGGGGTCTGTCATCCCCCGTTCCTCCATTTCATCAGGAGCTCTTGGACCTTGTCCGCTGTTCGATCGACGACGTGGTCAAGCTTCACGTTTATGTCGCGAAGCCAGCGATCATGGCTCTCCAGTTTGGCTTCGGCCGCCGCGAGCCGTTCTCCGCGCGCCTCAGACCTTTCTTCCAAACCAACGATCCTTGACCCGAGATCGTTGCGAACCGAGTGCCATTCGTGGTGAGCATTTCCGCTCACGTCCTTTATTTGGCGATCGAAGGAAATCTCTAGCGCGGCGAGCTGCGGTATCGTGGCGTAACCCGCCATCTGATCGGCGAGTTTCGCGAATTTTTCTGCGTCCGGGAGTTTAGCCAGATCTCTTTTGAATAGCTCGAGCGTCGCGTTGTAACGCGCGAGATCCTCATCGAGCGCCGGCCTGCGGGCGAAAAACCGGTGCCAAAGCGCCACGGCGAGGGAGATGACGGTTAGGACTAGTGCGATGATCGTGAGCGTGACGACGATCGCGATAACGCCGTTGCCGAGGGCTGGAGCATCAGTTTTGTTCCAAATGTCCGCGAGAAAGAGATTGTTCATGAGGGGTTCTCCACGAGGACGTAGGGGATGGTCTTTTGCTCGGCGCGTTTCATTTCGCTTTGCACCAGGGCGATGAACGCCGGCCATTGATCCGGAAAAATTGTCTGGCAGCCTAACGAGCTGGTTGTGCCGTAGCCGCCCTTGTGAATGTTGATGCCGAAGGCGTCGCCGGTGTCCTCGTAATTGCCGTCGATACCGTCACGCACGACGGTGAATTTCCCGCTCTGGCGTAGGGCCAGGTATTTCCCCTGGTGCAGCCCGAGAGTAAAAAACCAAAGACCAGGCTTGAGAGTCGCGATGCCTTTGCTTGCGCCAGTGCCACGGCCCTTCCGGACCACGCTCGGATCCGTGTTCGCGTTGAAGGCGACGTGCGCCGTACCCGATCGGAGAATGATCGCGTCGTCGTAGATCCCACGGTCGTTCTTTCCCGGAACGCCCATTGCGTCGCGGTAGTAGCCGCGGCTGCCGAAGAGTGCGACCTGGACGACGTGCTTAACCGGAAGCGTCGTCACATGGTGAGGAACGAGCACGCCGGCGCGCGCCAATGCCAGGTCAGTGACATCGCGTGTCTGCAGCGGCCGTGACGGAGGAACGATCTTCATGCGGTCGCCTCCTCACGGCGGAGAATTTCGAACGGCCGCGCCGGGCCGAAGGTGAGCGGGACGGGAACCGTGATGCGGACCTCGTTAGGCGAGACGCGCTCGCAGCGATCGGCGAGCTCGCGCTCCGCGGCGTCGGCTTCCCTCTCGGCGGTCCGACCTTTGAAGCGTAAAACTTTTCCGCGTGGTAAAAGCATAGGGGTCACTGCTAGTTGTCCGCGCGGTGCTTCACCCAGATCAGCACGCCGACGACGATCACGACGACAATGGCGGCTTCGATCACGGCTGCGCGGCCTCCGGTGCGGGTCGAAGTGGCGGGCAATCGGCCGGCTTGTTTTCGGTCAGCTTGTCGACGGCGGAGCTGGCCTTGTTCAAACCGTAGAGCGCGCTGATGAAGAGCGTGAGCCCGCCGAAGTCCGGCAGCGCGGCATTGACCCAAACGAGCCGCGTGATCCAGACGAGCGCGGCGAGCACGAGCACTCCAGTCGCCAACCGAGTAAAGGAACCTTTGCCGTCCGATTCGCTGAGAGCGGATTTCAGGAAGCTCATCTTTTTCCGAAGTACCCCTTGATGACGGACCATGAGAGTTTGCCGGTGACCAAAAGGACGATGACCAGGAGAACCAGCGCGCCGCCGCCGATCCTGAAAACCCATTTGAAGATTTTTTCCTTTATCAGCTGGCTCTGCGCGTCGTAGCGCGCCTGGTCGCTTTTCGTCGCGACGATCGCGAGCTTCCCGGCGTCGGTGACATACTGAGCCTGCCTGGTCTCGAGATCCTTCTTCGCTTCGAGGGTGGCCTTGTTCTCGACTCGAAGCTGCTCGTGCTCCTGCTGCGCGCCGGCTACGTGAGTGACGATCTCTCCCGTGGCACTTTGCTGACGCTCGAGGCTGCCCTGGAGCTCCGTTACTTTTTCTCGCAACTCCGGCGGGACGAGGCCGGCGAGCTCGTTCACCAGGTTGACGACCGTGGCGGACGCAGCCGCTTCAACGGCGGCGGCTTTTTGCGCGGCTTCGATGTGGACAGCAGCGCGCTCGGCCGTTTGCGAAGAGGTATCGATCGCGTCGGATAAACGCCTGGCGGCCGCGTTCATCTTCGCCGGGTCCGGCGCTGAATGGATTCTCGGTTTGGCCGCGCAACCTGCGAGCAAGAGCGCCGCCAGCAGAACGAGATAAATCTTTTTTCTGGAGAGGAAGGTGACTACGGTCCCGATCACGCCGTGCAGACAACACGGCCACTCAAAAGGCCGCCAGAGCTGGATCGGCTAAATCGGCTAAATCGGCGTTAAGTTTGCAGAAACCGTCAGATCACGCCCAAAGTGCCTGCGTTCTCGCGCTGATTCGGATCGTGATGGATCGTTTGAATCAACGCGCCGGCCGCGTCGAAAATCTCGATGGTTGCCCGTTCCGATCCCGCGCGGTGGCGCGCGTAGGCGACCGCATAGTCGATATTGCCGTACCAGAGCCCGTCATGAGACAGCGCCTCGGATTGGAGATTGAACCCGTCGCCTTTCGGTCGCGGCTTGATCGTGAATTTCAAGCGAGCCTAACGACCGCGCCATTTTACGGCGGTGGCGCCGGCGTAATAGGGGACTGGCCCTCGCTCATGGGGCAGCAGGACTAGCGCGTCCGCCTGGCGAAGCCGTGAAATTTCGATCAACAGTTTGATGGCAGCTGAGCGTGGATCTGCATCGTACGGACGGAACCGGACGTAAGCAAAGCCCAAGACGTCGTACTGGCGGTCGGGATGAGTCTTATAAACCGGCATAGAGAAATTCGGGAGCAACACGGGCTTTGGCACAATAGGCCAGGCGGCAGCCTGAGCGCCTGGGTAATCGACAAACTGCGTGGCCTGGCCGGGTGAGTCTTCAACGTTCTCGAGGGCCTTGCCTTTCTTCGCGGGAACATGCTCGCTCGCCGGCCGATCGTTGGTTGCACGAGCTGCAGTAACAACGCCGTTTTTCTTCGTGGGAATAAAGACTTGCTCGGTTGATTTTGGATCCGAGCGCTGCGCAGAGACCGACTGCGCGAGCAGGGACATAACAATGAACACGAGTGTTCTCATTTCGTGTGACTACTCCGGAGTGAGAATTACTCGAATCGATTGCCCGGCTGAAACGTGAACCTTCTTGTGTACGGCCGCGCCAGTTTGAGTGACGAAATAACCGGTTGGAACACCCCAGGATATTTGCGACACCAGGTAATAGTTGCCCGCCGGCAAACCAGCGAACTCGAAGTTACCACTTCCGTCCGCCAGAACCATTTTCGAGTGCTGCATCATGCGTTGGTCGCCAGCCTGCATTGGCTTTCCTTGCTCAAAGCTTGTGCGATACCACTCCGTCGTCATGGAAGTCACCGGGTACAGCCACACACGATTGCCGGCAGCGAATTTCACGTCTCCTCCAACTGTTTTGGCGAACGCCTGGCCTGAAATCTTGGCAGTCCCTGAGCCCGCGTAGGGCGCGTACTCCGCTGAGTCGTATTTTGCGATGCGTGGCTGTTGAGGGACGGCGCAGCCGACCAGTGCCAACGCGATCAAGGTGAGGAACAGTTTTGTTTTCATAGCTCAACTTTCTGGGTGAGGCCGACCGGGTAAATCCAAACGAGATCGCGTTCGGGGTACCGCAGCGGCTGGTAGTTTGGGTTCATGGAGTGGAAGATGACCTCGCCTGTCGCGATCTGGAGGCGTTTAAAGAGGACGCTACCGTCGCGCAGCTTCGCGATGACCAGATTGTCGTTCTTCGGTTTGTGGCTCGGGTAACAAATCGCGATCGTGCCCTCGCTGTATTGCGGCGCCATGCTGTCGCCTCGGATCCGGACCGCGAACGCGCGCGGGTCCTTCCCGTCGTATGCGAGGACGCCCTCATAATCGTAGACGTCATCGAACTCAACGAGCTCGCCCGCTTGAGCCATAGAGATGAGCGGAATGTTTCGCGGCTTGATATTGTCCGTGGTCGCCACGTCCGGGCTCGCTCCAAACGCGCGATGTCCTGGGCCGAGGCTGGGCGGAAGGTCGGCGCCTCCCATTAACGCTTCCGGCTCGAGCTTCAGTGCGGCCGCCAGCTTGCGCAGCTGCTTCTCGTTTGAGCCTTGAACGTCGCCGGCTTCGATCTGCCGAATGTAGGCGGCCGGGACCTTCGACAGTTTCGCGAGATCCTCGATCGTGAGTTTCATTTCTTCGCGCTTCCTCTTTAAGAGGGCGCGCGGGCTGGAGTCCGAATACTTCGCCTCCCCGACAACTAGCGCGTCTGGCGTCTCCGCGACAATGTCGGCGCGATCATGCTCACTTTTGAGCGTATCGCCAATAGGCGAGCTCTCGAGGAGTTGTAATTTCTTCTGGAACTTCGGCCCCGGCTCTTTGCCTCCTTCCACCATGGAAATGTAATTCCTGTCGTAGCCAAGAGCGTCAGCAAGCTCCTGCTGCGTCCACCTTCGGCGCGCCCGGAGCATTCGCACCCTTTCCGAAATATTTAGCTTTTCGCTCACTTTTTTGCTTGCAGGGGGTCCGCGAGATGCTAAAAAGTTATCACTCGCTAACCACAGAATAAGCACCGTGCGAAAAACTCCACAAGAAAAAAATTACTTCCGGATCGCGGTAATGAAAAAATTGCTTGATCGCGGACTGACCGTTACGGCCCTGGCCGGCCTGCTCGGATATGCGCGCAACACCGTCAGCATGGTGATCAATCGCCGCCGCGCGTTCCCCGGAGTGAAAAAAGCGATTCGAGAGGAGCTCGGAGTCTAACCATGGATCTCCGCTCAGCCATGCGCCGCATCGTTGATAAAGGGACGCTGGACCTCAGCGACATGTCGGTCTGCGATCAGATTGCAATGCACCAGGCGGCAGCGATCGCCTTGCAGGAGGTCGACAAGGACGCGTCTGAAATTTCCGCCCATGCGGCGGAGCTGCTCCGCGAGACCGAACGGCACCAACTAAAATTCCGGGAGCTGCTGAGGTCATGAGCGTCGTCATGGACAGCCCGGCTAGAACAAAGCGCTTCACGGCCACGGATGCGGAGCTCGCGCTAGCCCAGCGCAATTTCGATTTCCTGATGCCTTACAAGAAAGGGCTCCTGACCGTACCGGAAGTGGCGAAGACCATCGGCCGCGAACAGGACTTTGTCCGCGAGCTGATCGCGGAAGGCCGGCTCGAGTCGCACGCCGACAGCGCCTTCGGCGAGCGCAAGTCGAACCGGGTCACGCGCCGAAGCGTGCTCGTCTATTTCGCGCGGACCGCCGAGTACGATCCCGCTGCCTTCATCGACACGTTCGTCGAGCTCTTTAGAACGCTCACTGCAGAGCAGCTCACAAAGCTGATCGTCCTGGCCACCGGGGAAAGGGCACGGCGATGACGACGTCGCGCATTCCAGACGTCCCGCTTTTCCGCTCAACGGAAGAAGCGATGGAATACGGCCGCGGTTTGCGGCGCGTGCTCGAGCCCGACGAATTTCAAACGCTCGTCCGGACCTGGATGGCTTCGAGCCTTGCATGCACCGAAGCGCCCGACCAACGGGCGAAAATCCTTTTAGCCACGCGCTGCCAACTTCTCCGCGAGGCGATCCAGGAAGTTTTGTTTCCGGACGGAATGAAGCTCACCCAGCGGGCTGATCCCGCGCTCTTAGAGGTAGGCGGATCATGAAACCAACCATCGGCCGCACCGTTCTCTTTTCTCTCCCGCCCGACTACTGGCAATACGTCGCGGACAGCGACCGCATCCGGCCAGCGATCGTTACGCGCGTCTCCGATTACACGGACCGCAACCATTTGATCAACGTGAGGGTGATCTACGACCCGACCGATGTGTTCATGGTCTCGGCCGCTCACCAGGTGGCCGTGGAAGAAGGCGCGGGGACCGCTGGCCGTTGGCATTGGCCGGAACGCGTATGAGCAAGCGCAAGGCGAAGCGACTCCAGACCTGCCCCGGTTGCGGGAAGCGCGGCATCATGAGCATGAAGTCGCACAAGTGTAAGGCGATCGCGAAGCCGGCAAAAAGTGTCGAGGTCGAAATCGTCGCGCCGGCAGAGTCGCTGAAAGAGATCGAAGCGAAACTAACGCCCGTTGTCGCCCGCGTTTCGCGCAAGAGCGAGGACCTGCTTTACGATCTGGTTCTCGCCGGTTTGTTCCTAATGAAGGCACAGCTTGCGCACCGGGTGTGCAGCGTTGCACACGCGGCGGATGGCAAGTTCGACGGCAGCGCCAGCGACACTGGATTTCAGGGCTGGCTCGAAACAAAATATCCGGGGATCTCGCGCCGATCAGCCTACAACTACATCAATGGCGCGAAGAACTGCGGCATCAAAGTCACGGACGGTCCGGGCGCCGTGGCGAAACTCCGCAGGGCGCATGCGCTCGCCGGTAAAACTGCCGACGACATCTACAAGCTGAAGGATAAATCCGACGGCGGAGGCGAGAACGAGGACCAGCAAGAAAGCGGCGGCACGAAGTGGAACCTCATCCGCGACGCCGCGGTGAACTATCGCGACAGCTCCGACACGGTCATCGAGCTGAAGCCGCACATGAGCAAGAAGGCTTACTCGACCGTTTGTGCGCGTGCGCTGCGCACTCTGGAAGAACTCACCGGCTCGACCTGGGACATGGCACCGGCCGGCCGGCGCCGGAGTAACCACTTCAGAGAACACGGAGACGTCTATGAACTCGGAAGTTAAAGACGAATCCCACCTCGATTTCCTGCGCGTCGAGTCAATGCCGATCGAAATCGACGGGATTCGCTCACTTCTGATTGTCGCACTGAAGCAAGCCACGGTCGTGGCAACGCTCGAGCTGTTTCACCAGGATCAGCCAGCCGGCATCGCAGTGGTCCACAATTTTTTCGTCCGGTCCGAATGCCGCAAAAAAGGCATTGGCCGAAGACTGATGGAGCTGGCCGCGGATTTAGCTCGACGGGAAGGCTGCAGGGAAATGGCCCTGGGCGTCAATAAATCGAATGACGGCGCGATCGAATTTTATCGCTCCGCCGGGTTCACCATCTGCGCAAAGGAACTATGAACGAAGAGCTCCAAGGCACAAAGGCATGGCAGCGTAATCGCGCGCTTCTCTTGGATCGCGAGTTCAACGCGCTGGCGCGGCGGATCCAGCACGAGGGCGTCTTCATCGACCGCGGCTTGAAGGACCTGGCGAAACAGCTCCAGGGCGCAACCGTGAACGCCGGCGCCCGGCCCAGCCGGAAGAAAGGCGGGCAACCTGAGCGAATCCTGAAAGTTCTCCGTTTGTCGAAGGGCACGCTGCGCCGCGAATGGGACAAATGGAACGCGGGCGGCTGCACGCCCGACGCTCTCAAGCTCGATTACAAATACGTTCCGCCGAGAGATGGCAGCAAGACGCGGCTGCCGGAATTGCTCATCGCCGAGATTCAACGCCGCTGCACCCTCAAAACGGGCGGCCGCGATAAGAACGGATTGACGCCGGTCTCCGTGGTTTACCAGTGGCTCAAGAGCGATTTCGCCGAGGGCAAACCGATCCCCGGAATCAATTACGAAGATTACCCGGCCGGCGCCGAGTTCCCATATTCGGCAACGGCCGTGCGCAATTACGCGCCGTCGCGCGCGGCCCGCGCCTTTGGCAACCGCGGCTTCGCTGAGTTCAAGGCCAGGGCGTGCCATGTGACGATGGATTATTCGAAGCTGCGCAAGGGCGAGCTCTACACCCTGGACGACGCGCGGCTCGACTTGCTCTGCATTCATCACGCGACCGGGCGCGCCATCATCGTGCGCGTCTACCTGCTCATGGAAGTGGCGAGCCGAATGATCGTCGCCTGGCTCATCAAACCGATGGACGCGATCCGGCCGGAAGATGTGGACGAGCTGATTGCGCACGGACTGCAGACGCCCGGCTTCGGGATCGGTGTCGGTTACACCACCTACATCAAATTCGAACGCGGATCGACGCCATGCAGCGAAGCCGCGCAGATGACGCTGGAAGGTGTAACGGAAGGCCGGATCCAAATCATCCGCACCAGTATGAATGGCGGCGTGACCTGGGTCGGGGCCCCACAGGATGTCGCCAGCGGCCACGCGGCCGGCAAGGCGGTGATCGAATCGTTCATCCGCCGGCTGCATTACGCGCTGCTCCATTTGCCTGGTCAGATCGGCAACAACTGGCGGAACACGCCGGCCAGCGTGGGATTCGGCAAAACGCCCGTGAAGGATCCGCTGAAACACGACGACCGGCGCACGCCGACGCTGGTCGCGGAAGCGGAGCGCCTGGCGCAATTCGTCTTGCTGATGCGAAAGAAGAACTCGCGCACCCGGTTCAAGCTACAGCTGCCGATGCTTTACCTCCGCGAGGTGGAATGGGCAGTCCATCACGCGATCGAGAAACTGAATCACGAGCCTGGTCATGACTACGCGGACCACGGCGAATTCACTCAGGCGGAAGTCGAGCCTGGTGTCTGGAAAGATGTGGACGGTGGGGTGGCGGAATTGGCAGACGCGCCGGATGCCGGTGTTGCGACGGCCGAGGTTGATCACTCGGAGACAGCAGTTCGTGCAGGTTCAAGACCTGCCCCCACCACAAAAAAAGTTTTCGTCCTGGACGCGCCGGCTGAACCGCTGACGCCCAAGCAGCGCAATGGAATGTATTGGCGCCTCTGGAAGGCGGCTGAGGCCGCACAGCCTGGCGTCAATCGGTTTGCCCTAACAAGTCGCGTGCTGGGTCGCGTGAAGAAGATCACGGAGATGACCGACGAGGAATTTCTCAAGGTCTGTCACGTCTTTGAATCGATCGCGAAGAAAGGGGCGGAATGACGACTGAGATGTTCGGCCTCCAAGCACAGGAGAAACCGCTTGTCGGAAAAGTCTGCGCGGTCCCGCGTATCAGCGGTCGCGGCCGTTGGTGGACTTCCATCATTGATCAGTCCTCAGACGGAAGATTCATCCTCGTAAAGCTCGGCGGCGTGCAAGGCCGATCACGCTGGCTTGCCGTGAAAGACGCGGAGGAAATCCGTGACGGCAGAAAGGTCGCGAAATGACGGACGCGCACAAAGCTGCCGAAGCAAGGCTGCAGGCCGGCATCCGTCGCGGGGCCTTCGTCGCGCAGAAGGTCCATGTCGCAATCGCTTTTCAGGCGATCCGCATCCGGGATGGCGTGCCGCGGCCTGTCTGCGTTCAGGCGTGTATGCCGGCGCTGCAAGCCGGCTGGACAGGCAGCGGCTACCGCAACCTTCACTTCTCCCTCAGCTGACCATGATTCGAGGAAACGAAATCGCGATCGACCTGGGCCTCGAGGTTCTTCTTGCCCTGCGGCCTGACCGCCCGCTTTCGTCCGGCGAAGTCGCTGCCTACTGCGACGCCGCGCGCGAAGTCCTCGGGCTACCCACTAAGCCATTCCAGAAGCAGGACCTCTTCTTCCTGGAACATCGCGCGCTGAACAAGATGCGCCGCCACTGCCGCGCGAATCCCGAGCTGAAGCAGGTCGTGGCCCAGCTCACCGGCGTCACCACTTTCCGCGATCCCGCGCCGCGCGATCGCTTTTCCCAAAACCAGCTTCGCAGACACGCGCCTTAACCAAATGACACTGACACTCGATATAACGGCCGCCGAATTGTTGGCAGTTCGCCGCGTGATCGACGCCGAGCGCCGAGGAGACTTTTACGACGGTGCCGATGGCAATATCCGCGAGCGCGTCATGCGACGCCTGGTCGTTCAATGGGCGATCCGCGTGAAGCCGGCCCGTCAAGGCAAGTGCATCGGGTGCGGATGCTCAGACACAGACCCATGTAACCCGCCGTGCCACTGGGTTAGCAAATCTCAAACGCTCTGCAACGCCTGCGCCGACGCCTAAACCATGACCACTTTCACCAACGTCCATCTCCAACACCCGCCCGAGCCAGCCTTAGGTCTACCGCGGCTGCGCTCCCTAACAAACGATCCAGCGCGCGAGTATGCGCAGCGACCAGGCGAAGTGGAGCGGCTGCCGGATTCAGTCGCGGCGTTGATCCTTTGCAAGACCGGCTTCAGTAAAGTCGGCCGCAACGGCATCAGCGTCGAAGGAGTCACGGCCAAGCCACTAAAATTCTGGAGCGAGAATTCGGTGACGATCGCGGAGAAGGCCGGTACGAACGAGAAAGTCCTTTGGGCGTTGAACCGGTTACAGCCGGACCTGCTCCACATCCTGGGGAGCGACGGCAAATACATCGAGACGATCCCGCTCGACGGCAAGGTGCCCTGGTTCGATGAAGCGGCGACCAAGGAAGTGCTGGGCGCTAAGCGCCGCAGCCAGAACCGCACGATCGAGCGCGTGCGCCTGCTCCACGCTTCGGACAGCGAAGCCGCCGCTGAGGCCGCCACCGCCAACGACGCCGCGATGAAGAGCGTCGTCCATACTTTCCCGGCGCGGGGTGACCGCTCGGGCAATCCCGAACAGCGAGCTGATGACGACCGCCACCGCAATGGGCGGATACCGAAACGGAAAACAGATCGAATCATCGCACCGGCCGCTGATCGGGAACAATTTCAAGAAGGGCAGCGGTCCAACCTCGGGAATCGACAAGCGCCCGAGACAGTTGAGTTGCCCTCCCGCGCGGAAGGGCGAGCCAGGTCATCCGCGCGGGGCGCCTTCCCGAAAGCCGATCGGATCCACGAGATCCAGCGCCATTTGCAAGATGAGCGCACGGCCCATGCGACCCGCGTGCAAACGCTCGCGCGGCGCGTGGCGGCCGTCACTGAGGCCGACCTGAATGATTTAACGAGCGACGAGGGGCTTGAACCCGTCGCCGCTCTCACTGCAACAGAACGCTACCCCGACGAAGACGCGTCGGACTGCATTCTCTAACCCCGAGGAAAACTGAAAATGGTAGTCGCTGCAACACCCGAAACGGAAACCAAGAAAGGCTCTGGCGAGAATGGCGCCGGCTCCGGCCTGAGCGTAAATGCCGGCCGCGATCGCGGCGGCTCGCTCTCACTCTCAGCGAATAACAAACTCAAGATTCCCGGCGACAAAGTGAACAAGGCGACGGCGAATCTGCCGGACGAACAGCGCTCCCTGGTGCGCTGGATCCACGCTTACTACGAGGACGGGTCACTCAGCCTCGACGAGCTCGCCGCCAGACTGAAGCAACCGAGCGGCCGGCCTTACTCGCGCACCTCCCTTTACCACCTGCTCACGGGCGGCCGGCAGGATGAAGGCGTCGGAATCGACAACATGATCAGCGCGATCCGGACGTTCAAATCCGACATCGAACGCATCGAGCGCATCACGACAGAGCGCGGCACGATCAAGCGAATCGAGTGCGTCGCCACGTCGCTGGCCAAGAAGATTTGGCAGCTCTGCCACGCGGCGTTGATCTATCAGAAAATCATCTTCATCTGGAGCGACTCCCAGGTGGGCAAAACTTTCGCGCTCCTGAAATACGCGCTCGAGCACAACCACGGCGAGACCATCTACGTGCGCGTTCCAGAGGGCGGCGCGCTTTACGCGTTCATGGAAGAACTCGCCGTCGCGCTGCGCATCAGCCCGCAGCAAAAGATCGGCGAACTGCGGCGGCGCATCATGGCCTCGTTCGACGACCGAATGCTGCTGATC